CACAGATTTTCTAGTAGCCACTGGTAATAATGGTATAATAGAAGAAATAGCCAACAGTCCGTACGTCAACGATCACATCGTCTATACCAACAGCATCCACTTATTAGAGCACCCAGGAAAGTTCTATCTCATACCATATGATCCTTATGCTGATGCCGGTACTACTGCAGCCTACATAGCCGCATTTGATGGCCACAAGAAAATCTACATGTTGGGATTTGATGGGTATGATTTACCAGGGTATAATAACAATGTCTATGCTGATACTAATGGATATGACAGCAAATGGGGATTTGACATTGAAGGTGATAAATTAATCAACAATCGCGTGCAACTATGTAATGTCTACAATGATGTTGATTTTGTTTGGGTGACTGTTCGCGGCACTAATACCATGCCAGAACCACTTAAATGGGTCAATAATTTCCGCCAGATCAGCTTCAGAGATTTGGTATTAGAGTGCGACCTATAACAAGACTCGTTCCAAGGTCTTGATCTTTTCAATTACCGCAGTAAAATTAATCGTACGCCACACACCTGGATGTAGAGGTTTGGGATGATCTTCTAGGCTCACCCATGAGTATCCACGATGTTCATAGTTCAATATGGGGACGAATTCTTCTTCTACGGGTATGAGAAAAGTATGATAACTGAAATGTCCGTTGTCGCTGGTAAATTTTTCTATGGGTATGACCTTGACATCATGGAATTCATACCCAAGTTCTTCTTTTAATTCACGAGTTAAAGACCCAAGTATCTGCTCATTGGCATCGATCTTTCCACCAGCTAAGCCCCAGGTACCCGCATACTTGGTACTGTTGCGCAACAAGAATAGATAACGGTGGGTTGATATTGAGTAGATGAAAGTACCTACACCTTCTATATGACTAGGGTCCATGATCCTGCTTTGTATTCGCCCTCGTAGCTTTTTACCCACTGAGATTGATTCCACTTGTATTGAGTTCCAGTATTGAGATTACTTACATATTGTAGCGTCGTGTCTGTGCGGCTGTCAAATGAAACAGCCCAATTTGTACCATTGTATTGTATGATATCGTTGGCATGGGCTACTAATTGCAGACCATCGATACCAGTCCAAATCGGAGCGCCATCCCCAGGAGCATTGTCAAAACTTCCGATATCATCTAGGATTAGATAACGTGTGCCGTTGACTGCTGATTGAACCAATGATACAGCGGAATCTTTGCGAGGATCAACGATGGCATCGATCGGTGATAAGGTATTGGAGGGTTTGGTATCTATGTCAACATTGAAAATCAATAGGCTGTCGTCGGTTGGGTGATAGCTGACCGTGCCAATGACTTCATTGATGCCATCTTCCTGCAGGAGTCGGATCTGGCTGACGCCATTCTGCAGTTCACCATAGACACTGATCAAGCTACGCCATATGTCCTTGGTACCAACTTTGGTTGGAGTTTCTAGGGTAGGTTCGCGTGGTAGTTCTAGTTCACTGATCTTGAGCAAGGTCAGCTGATTACCGATCAGCAATACTCCATACATGAGCGGAGTAAAATACTGTCGACGCCCTAGTAGATTGTCTTCACTCATCACATCAGCACTGAGATTACCATCGCTGTCGTGTATGCTGGCGATGATCTTCTGTATGACTCCCAGCTTCTTGATCTTAGCTGGTGGACTGATCCACACAGGCAATTTAAATGTTAAGGTAGCTACATCGATGGGATTCTCAGTACCAATTGGCACGCTACGGCTAGTCCAATTAGGAGATTCCAGATAGACCACACTTAGGCTGGTCCAGTCGATGTAGTTATCTGTCGATTGTATTTCCAATGCTGGATTAAACAGCACCATCAATTGTTCTAATAGCTGTAGTTTCTGTTTGGTATTAGATGTCCAGATATCTAATTTTAAATCTATAGTGTAAGGTACAGGCATCAGGCGTTCGATGCTGAAGGCATTACCTTGGCGATTCTCGTACTCCATGGTGTCTTCATTGTAGTAGCGTTCTCTGATCTGCATCTTGCCAATGAAAGTAGGATCCTGCACGCGATCGCGATCATAAGTGATGTTATTGATCCAAGCGGCCATGGCCGGTACTGTGGGCAACATATTACCAGCGGTATTTTGGCTGAGTATGGCCTGCACCTGGCGACTGCTGTCACCATAGTAAACAGGCACACGCTGTAAAGTAGTATTACCTTGGCGATCCTGCCCAAACTCTACTTGGAATCCTGATACCATCCTAATGAACTGCGCAAGGAATCGTTCTATCTGGGCATCATAAAAAAATTGAATATTAGCTGTGGCCATCTTTAGTTATCCGCTGAAGGACGCAGGGCTTGACTCAAGCTCTGACGTTCATTGACTACATTTCTGTAAATTGTATATTCTAATACACTGCCAATTGGCAATGGACTTGCATCTGCTACAGTAGCACTTGATACTACGCCAGTTAGATTACCAGCTAGAGTATAACTCGCACTTGATGCATTAGCTGTAGTCACGACATAACTGCCATTGAAAGCTGTGCTACCAGCCACACCTGCTATCAAGATATCTTGACCTACTACGAACGGTGTAGTTGATTGGCTAGCAAATCGTACGGTAGCATTACCACCCGTGGCCGTAGCAGATGTTATCCTTAGCTTTCTTGGATACAGTGGACCAGTGATAGTAACAGCTACGTTACCACTGCTGTTAGATATAGTATTAGTGATAGGTAATCCGTCTAGTTTAGTTCTAGCACCATAGGTGCTGTTGTATGGAACTTTAACAACCACTGTCTTGGTAGATAGTGTAAATGATAAAGTTGCGGCATTGGCCGGGGGAGTGTATGAACTTGATATACGTATAGCGTCCCAGGCTGCACCGTTACTCATGAACTGATTAGTGTCGTTGATAAATCCACTTAGTTGTGTTTGATTTTCCACGCCCGGTGTTAGATTAGTTCTCACTGAATCCTCTACTTTGACCCAACGGCGTCCATCATATCGGAACAGCCTATTAGGTATGTAATCTAAACGTAGATGGTAGTCGCCTTGTCCTGGAGCAGCTGGGAACGCGATACCAGCGGCCACTGTGGCACCGTTTGGTGGTAGTGCATCTCCAGTGAGATAACCTTCTATTTTTACTGCTGACGTTAATGTCTGTGCGCTGGCATCTGCAATGTTTGAGCTGGCATCAGGTGACATGTCACTGGCATCTAGCGCACCAGGATCAACAGGTAATCCATGTGCGTTAACATTTTCAGTGTAGAACGTGCTGGTATCGTAACCACTCTTAGGTACATCTTGTTCTGCACGAGTAACGATGGCATCATTGATCTCAATGTATTTGTTATAGGTGCTGATAACTTCACCCAGAGTATTAGTATTTGTTTCGTCGTTGCTAGCTGGTAAGTTATTGAGTATGTCTTTGTATTCTTGGCTGTCTACCAATGGTTGTAGTTTAACACGCCATAGATGTGGCCACCAAGTCTGTGCGAAACCTTCCGCGGCACGGCTAGCATCATTGACCACATAGAATCGTTTGAGTGCGGCGCCAACACCTTCATCCAATGGATAGTAGTCTATTAGATTGGGTAGTTCTAGCACATCACCTACCATGAGCTTGCGACCAATGATGTCGATCATGTCGTCATAGTGTACCACTGCAAACATGGTATCACCAGTTAGGAATAATCCAAACTGCGTTAGGTCAAAATCGTTGTCATTGATGCGATAGATAGTTCGCATGGTATATACACTAGTGTCATACTTGCGATCACGATTTTCGAGGAACAAGAGATCCTGTATGCCCATGATTCCAGTAGCACCCGACTCTGTGGCGCTGGCATTGGCCTGTGCTAATGGTCCCAAATATTTGTGGACATAGACATCGACTCCACCAACGGTAAACATCTCGCTCATGGTGCGATTGATGAACTTGTCGTCATTACCTTTGGTGGGCTTGTAAAGTGATAATCTTGGCATTACCTAATCCTATTATCTAGTATTTATCGACATTGACAACTACACCAAAATGTGTTATACTGCTTTTATGGCTGAAATTACTCAGAGTTTAGATTGGGCTCAAGTTCAAATTGAACTAGAAGCACCTGCACATAAGATAAAAAAGCATACCAACGACATGCTGAAAATGAGCGATGCCATAGGTGCTATGGTTAAAAAATTATCAGAAGAAGAAATTAACTGCCGTAGAATGGGTCGCCAAACCCGTAAGCACAAGGAATTATTAGAACAAATTAACCAAGAAATATCCCATTATGAACAATATTTGACTTTTGGTGTGCTATTAAATGGTTGACAAATCTACCAAAAGATAGTATAATATACATAATAAAGGAGTGACTAAATGCATGATTTTATTAGAAAACTATGGAATAGCAAGACCACTATAGCTGTTATATTGTGGATAGCTGTATTTGTTTGGGTTTATAATTTAAATCCTGCGAAAAAATCCATAATACCGCATACACCTGCGGGAAAGACAGTCGAAGAAATCATGGCCACTCCGGTGGATACTGTCCAAGAAGCACCCTGGGACAAAGATTTTAAATCAGCAGTGGAGCCTATGTAATGGAATATAAATGGAGCCAACCCTATCCCGGTGAAAGCCGTTATGAACGCCTGTTCCGTGCCCAACGTATTCTACAGCTATCACGCCATGTGATGTTGCTGGACACCGTAGAGCCAGTGAAAGATTTAACAGAAGCTAATAAATACCTCATGAAGTTTAGATTGGAGAAGTAACATGGGAACACCAGTATATATGGAAATAGAAGAAGCCTATAGCATCGTGCAATGGCACGGTGAAGAATACGGACATCGCAATCTCTGGGGTGCCCTGAACAGCATGGAAGAGAATTGGGATGATCTAGACAGTATGGAACGTGCGGCATATAAACAAGTTAAACGTGAATTAGAAAAAGAATTTCTTGCAGTCCGTGTCTTGGAAGATGACGGACAACCAGATTAGTTGACAGATAAAATAAATTCTGTATAATTAAATAATTAACTAAGGAACTAGCATGGCAATCAAGATTGATGGTATGAAAAAGAAAGCAAAAGTTAGCAGTAATAATTTCGCTGACGAAAAATATACAGGTAATGAACCTATTTGGGATTATGATCGCGCTCTGACTTTTTCAAATGAAGAATTTGACCATCATCTACGCCAAAGTTTTCGTTATTATAATTACTATTACAGCACCAAAGATCTTAAAAAATATGTTGTAGCATGGTTGCGTCAACACGAAGGTGAGCAAGGAGTTCATAAGTTAGATAAAACTACTATTGATCGTTATCAACGCAGTGCAGATTGTCTTACCCCATTTACTGTTTGTGCATTGATCAAGGCACATGAACGTGGCATGCCTTTGCGTGATCGTCATGTAGAATACATCCTTGATGCTGTTAAACGGGTGTTGACATTAAAAGCAGATAACGACGAAGACTTTGAAGTAAAGGCAGAAGTAAAGAAAGCGGAAGTTCGTATACCAACGATACAAGACCGCATGAATGAAGTGGCTAAAAAGCACATCTTATATTTTGAAATGCTTGAGGATGCCCTATACACAGGTGAAACTGTAGATCCTAAAGCCTACGAATACTTGATTAAAAATACTGTTCCGCAAGCATTGATTGGTAAAATTCAAGCAGTGTTTGAACCACGCTGTGCAGAAGTGCGCGAAGCACGTACAACCAAAGATGAAGATCTTAAAGAAGCCTACAGCTATATGAAAGCCGCAGACTATAAACGCTATGATGCTTTCTACGATAAACTATTTGCTGACTTAACAGCCTACAATCAAACTAAGCGAGCAACTAAAAAGGCCGCAGTGCGTAAGCCTCCAGCTAAAGAAAAACTAGTTAAGAGCTTGAAATATCTTAAACAAGATGCAGGTATGAAACTAGTGTCAATCAATCCAGTAGACATCGTTGGTGCAGAACAGCTATGGGTCTATAACGTTAAGAATCGTAAACTAGGTCGCTATGTAGCAGAAGACCAAGGCGGAGTGCTTGGAGTTAAAGGTACTACGATCACAGGATTTAGTGAAACTAAGAGCACACAAAAGACTCTACGTAAACCTGAAGAACAAATTAAAACATTCCTAGCAAGTAGTAAAGTTGAACTACGTAAATTCTTAGAAAATATCAAAACTACAGAAATAAAATTAAACGGCAGGATAAACAGCGATACTATCCTACTTAAAGTAATCTAATCCCCCTCAAGGTAGCGCAAAGCCAAACTTATCCTGTTGTCGATAA